TCAGGTACAAATAAATCCCGAGACCAAGCAGGCATTGCATATTCATTAATTTTTCTTTTTGAAGCAAATAGCGATGTTCGAAATAAAACTAAATTTTCTATATTTGCAACAGGTGTATAGTCATCGTCATTATAAAAACTATAAACTTTCTTATTATATTCTTTTGCAAGATTTAAATATTTGATAACATTAGTATCAAATTTTTTTGGATAAACAAAAATATCAGCTTCTTCTTTACCAACTAACTGAACACTATTTGCAATATTTGTTGCCCAGTTATTATTTTTAAAATCATTATCTTTGTTGATAATATCTTTTGCAAAGCAATGTATTAATAAAAATTGTTCTGAAGTAAATTTAGTGTAATCTACTTCATTTTTATCAAACCAAATTTTCATAATTTTGTTTGATCATTTTAAGAAGTTTAATTTTATTATTAACCCCTTTAACATAGTTTGCATGATGTACTAGTATTTCTTTTGATGGTGTAATATTTGTTGTATTGTCCCAGTTATGTGTACCATCTTTATTATTAAAGAAATTGCCGATAGTGAAATATTTTTTATTATCTAATAGTTTATACTTTACTAAGTTTTTATGTTCATTAAGTGCTACTTGATCATTTACAAGAGAATAAAATGTATTTTTAATTGTTTGAAAAAGTTGTTTTGTTTTTAAATTACTTTTACAAGCAAAAAAACCAGCACATAAACTACCACAATCTTCTTGACAAATAAGATCAACGTCGGTTAGTTGCTCTTTTAAATCGTCAACAAACTTATTTAAAAACTGTACATCACAATCTGCAAAAATAAACCAATCATTAAATGTTTCTTCTATAGCCGTTAAAATGACGTTAAGTTTAAAGTCCATTGACTCTAACCATCCTCTAGTCATAAACATACCGTCTTGTGTTGTTTGTTTATGATAAAGTACTTTTATAGTAACTTCTTCTTTTGAATATAGGGATCGCAATGATTGTTTAAAAAAATCTTCGTATAACAATTTATGGCTGTCACTATAATGTGTATAAATTTTAACCATTAATAATAAAATTTTTAAGCTTAGCAATTTCTTCGTCTATTTCTTTTTTATACGTTTCAACAAACTGTCTACTATCCCAAATACCCTTACGGAGCTCTTCAAGATTTTGAGAGACGGGGTCTTGACTATTATCAGTAACACTGTAGTGTAAGTGTTTAATAAGAATATCGTGTCGATAAACGGTTCTTTTTAAAGAGTCAAATACAATTTGCGGCCACGTATCGTGATGGGTATTTTCCATGTACGGTTCTACAAAATATCCTGTAGTGTTAATATAATTTTTGTGAATAAAAAAGTTTACACATAAAGGTGGTACTTGTGCAAACTGATTACCAGGGCCTCTCATACCGTCGTTACAGTGAACCATAATGATCTTATCCTTAGGTCCGTTTTTAAACTCTTTAATAATTTCGGTATCCCAATTTTGAGTTTTAAACATCATGTCATCACCTATCATAGCATAAATGTCTGCATCGACTTTTTTAGCCATTTCATTCCACATTGTAGAAAGACCTAAAAATTTACCATTGTTTTTAAACTCAACAACTCTAACAATAGGTACGTTTATTTTTAAATAATTATAAAACTTTTTAGCAGGATCATCTTCATCTATACCTAAAACTAAAATGACGTTTTTTGGTTCATTAACTGTTGTAATGAGGCTAGAAATAAGTGTGAGTAGTTTATTCATTCTATTTCTAGTCGGACACATTAATGCAATTTTCATATAGTACCCCCTTTAGTTTCAATTTTAGTCCAATCTGGTTGTTTTCCAAGATATTGACCGAGTTTTTTGGCATCTTTTATTCTTTCATTAACTAATTTATGCCATAGACTATCACTTGAAATTAACATATCAGCATGCGCCATTCTTTCTGCTATACCATCTCTTGTATTTTTACCATATAACCAATGTCTATGTTCAATCATGATATCATCTCTGTATTTTAAACGTCCGTAGCAATCAAACAACTGATGAAGCCATTGATCAACCCAATTAATGCGAAATTCTTCTCTCATAAACTGACCCATAACATCAGTAAATTTACGATGACAAAAAAGATTAACTGCTAATTTTTGTTTGTGATGATCGTCATTACAGTGAACGGCTTTAATTTTATCTTTAGGGCAGTCTTCGGTAAATTCTTTAATAATTTCCAAATCCCAGTTTGGAGTTTTAAACACCATATCATCTCCAATCATGGAAATAATTTCTTCTGTACTTTGACGCACACATTCGTTCCACATTTTACCTAAACCAATAAATTTACCTTCATTTTCTAAATCTACTATTTTAACACACGGTATTGCTTGGGATACTTTATAGATAATATCTCTAGTTGGATCATCTTTATCTACACCAAAATAAATATTAACATTATTAATATCATTAACTGTTGTAATAATAGAAGTTATTAAAGTTAATCTTCTATTCATTCTTTCTCTTGATGGTACTAATATTGCTACTTTCATAAATCTCCTCCGTGTTTGTAAGGTAAGTCGTTAAATATGTAAATTTGATTATCGTTTAGAACATTTTTCATACCTTGATATTTTATCGGGGCATCACCCCAGCGTTTTATATAAATGTTACCGGTTTTATCGATAAAATCAAAGAAATTCATGTAGTTGCTATTTTTAATCCATTGAACATCTACAAGATCAAAATGTGTTTGAAACATTCTATTATACGACAATTCTGACTTGTATTTTTCTTTAAAAAATTCTTTGCAAGTATTTTGTAACCCATCAATTACATAATCCATATCATCTTCTTCTCCTACAGTTCCGTAAAGAGAGTTTGTTTTGAGCATTTTTGCAAAAATATCATACGGAACTTTATCTGTAAAATAAGAATCACAATCAATTCTTAACAAGTACTTTACATTACCAAAAAATTCGTGACGGTAAATATCCCCAGCAAACAAACGACACATATGTCGGTAACCCATAGAAAAAAACGCACTTTCATCCCAGTGACCTTTAAAACGTTCAGGTATTTGCTTTAAAATTGATTCTGGGTAATTCGGTACTTTAAAATTTAAATTCCAAAAATAATGTTTTTCTGGGGCGTATTGACGGATATGTTGTTTAGTTTGTTCATCGATATTTTCATGACCAAAAACAACCGGATAAGGATATTCATTAAGAAAATTCTTTTTTAAATAATCTAAACTATTACAGAGCCTCTGTAAATGTATAGGGTTATTATTAATGAGATAAAAAATAATGGAGTTAGGTACTAGTACTGTATTATCTCTTTGAAATAAACTTTTGTGTATATAAAAATCATCAATATTTTCAACCCAGTCAGGATGTTGTTTATTTTTTGTACTTGTTTTAATGTAAATATAGTCTTTACTTTCTAAAAATTCTCTAATTTGTTTTTTATATGTTTCACCATTAAAAAAAGCATTATGCTCAACAGTAATAATGTTAAAAGTGTAATTATTATGATTAATTGATTTTAATATATCTAACTCTACTCCTTCACAATCTATACTCAAATAATCAATTATTTTTGGAACATTATTTTCTTCAAAAATGGTGTTAAGTGTTTTTGTTTTGCGTTTTTCGGTATTTTCAGATAGATTATTTGTTATACAGCTCCAATCAGAATTGGATTTAAAATAAACATCTCTTACAACTGAGTCAACAACGTCACATAAACAAGTGCAGTTTCGATTTTTTATTAATTTTGCAAAAGCTTCTTTGTTTGGTTCGATACATATACCATTCCATTGGAATTCTTTTTCGAGTAAAAAAGTATTATTAATATTAATACCGTCAGTACTACCAATCTCTACAAAATAACCGTTTTTCTTTTTATTTAAAGTTTCAATTACAAATTTATCTTGTCCGTATTGACTATTAGTTTGCATATTTATTTTTTAAGTTTTTTAATAATTTGTATTACTTCTTCTTTCGAGACGTAAGGTGGTTGATTTGGATAGTGACCATGTTTTTTAAGATAGAGTTCCCTACCTCCATAGACGTTTTTAGCCCACTCTTCAGATTTATTCGCAATAGAGGAATTATCAATAGCTCCGGGAGCTTCTGTTAAGAGTTTATGACTATCAGCTAGATCTGCAAACCACCAGAAAGGTGGGTGATACCCTGCTTTAATAATTCTATAAGTATGATCTACATGTTCCCAAGCATTATAAAACTGCTCATCTATTAAACCTACTTTCTCTAAAACCTCTTTTGTAAAAAACGAAAACATAGCAACAGTATGCTCGTAAAGAGCAACTTTAATATCCTTTGAATATTCAATTATAAGTTTTGGGTTAACTTCTGAATCTTGTTTAAGAAGGTGTCTATTATGAAGATCAAATTGTATATCTTGTTTACGGTTGAAAGGTGAGCCTGGACCGTAATTAAAATGATGAATACCAGATAACTTATGAGCTTCAATATATTTGTTAAAAATGTCTTTATCTAAAATAAGCATATCTTCTTCAATAACAAAAATGTAATCACAATTTTCTTTAAGAAGATATTTCATTGCCTGATTTTTAGCTTTTGCCACACCCTGTCTTTGAGGTGTTTGTTCGTGTAAACGAATCTTTTCACTTAATTCAATATTTACATTATGTTCTTTTAACGGTTTACCATCATTAATAATATAAAGGCAGTCAATATTTGCTCTATTTAAAGAATTAAGAAGACCTTTGAGATAATCTGGTCTATCCGTTGTAATTATACCGACGCCAATTTTAGTGCTCATTTACTGTTTGTGAAATTCTATAAAGATCAATACATTTATCGAGAATATCTTTTTTAGGCACGGGTGTATCTAAAAGATTTACAAATTCATGTAATGCTGTATCAATGTCGATACTAACTTCATTTAATTCTGTAGCTGATAACTGCACTGACTCAAAAATATTAAAATCTGTTCTAACATGTTTAGGTTTATATTGGTTAAATTTAGAAAGCATTAAGTTTAAAACTTGCTCATTAACATTTCTGTCTACGCAAAGACTTACAAAATTATTTTGTAGTTCTTTAGAGATGTTTTCTAAAGCAAGCTTACCGTCTAGAAGATCTGAAATTTTAATCTTTTTATGCTTTGGTGTTACATTATTTTCAATAAACTCAAGAGATAAATCATCAGTATCAAGAATTGTAAAACCTTTTGCTTGTTCTCTATCACCAAAATCTAACTCATGAGGTGAACCGAGATAAAGAATCGATTTACCTTTTTTATATTTTCTATGATCCCGGCAATGAAAGTGTCCAGTAATAACAAGGTTAGTTTTATCAAGTAGAGCTTCACTCTCAATACCATGATCACAAACCTTGTGTGCATTCATTTTAAAGTTAAGAATTTCAAAATGCCCGATAACAACATCACAAGGAGGAATCTCTTCTACAGAAATACCCCAAGGGCAAAAACAAAATACTTTATCGTTTAAATTTACTGTTTTAAGATCTTTAAAAACTGTAATATTTTTATACCCATCAAGGATAGAAATAGAATTAATATCTGATTTGTCCTTGTAATAGCAGTCGTGATTGCCAGTAATAGTTAGAATATTATAATTTTTTAAAATATCAAAAAATTCATAAGCACAATGAATGGTATTAACACCAATTTCATGTCTATTATGAAAAATATCACCTGCTATAATAATATCTTTAATACCGCGAAGTTTAAGCTCTTGATCAAACCATTTTGCAAAATCTATAGCAATATTATGCCATGTTTGAGCATTTTGGTGAACACCGAGGTGTATATCAGATACACAGGCTACTTTGTTTGAACTAAACTGCATCATTCGTTTTCAATCCGGTATGAATCATCATACTCGGTATCAAATTTAGAATTCTTTTGAAAGGGTATTTGACCTGATTCAGTAAGGAGAGAGTATACCTCGGTTTGATAGCGATGGATAGTGTCGTGTTCTTTCTTTTCTTTTTTAATTCTATTTTGAAACGCCCTATAAGCAACTTTTGTAAAATAAGAAAAAGGATTATAACCTGATTTACATTTAAAACGCTTACGAGTGAGCGCTGTAATCATTTTAATAATTGCATCTCCAATCATTTCTTCCTTATATGAGTAATTGATAAAGTTTTGAGCGTAGCCGAGACGTGTAGCGATCTTTTGAATCATATCAGCTAAATCAGAAGGAATATCTTTACCTCCCTCATCGTAATAACGGATAATAAGATTCTCCATTTCAATAGGATCAACATAGTTAGGTTTAAGCTCTTCTTTTGTACGGCGGACTCTTTTCTTTTTAACTTTTGGTTCTGAATCCCATAAAGAACTAAAATCTTCTTCATTAGGATCGTTTTTAAAGTCCTCATCTTTAATTTTTCTTCTACGAATCATAAGGCGTATAATATAGTAAAGTAAATAAAAATCAAGGCTCTGTTAGCTCAGTTACTGAATAAGGTATTTGTTCCCTATCGTAGAGGGCTAAACGTTCAGTGACATGCTTATTACCATAACGGAGATTATCCCAGATATCAAAAATCGTAGCTCGTTTTTTACTAGCATGTTTTCTTAACGATCTACCAATAGACTGAATAATTTTGATCCGAGCTTTACCAATAGCAGCAAAAATAATATTGTGAAGATTTTTAATATTAATACCGGTTGAGAAGATTTTTGAAATAGCTATACAAGCAACATTGTCTTGCTCTTCCATGAGCTTACGAATCATTTCTCGTTCTTTAATCTCAATAGCACCATGAACAAAATGAACTGCTTTGTTAGTATTTTCCTGAAGCACTCTTAGTAGCTCTTCTCCATGAGCAATTCGATCCACCATTATAAGGGTATTTTTATCTTGTTTATTAACGAGTTTAGTTATAATATCATTCCTGAATTTATTGGTTTGTAACCAGGTTATTTCTTCTTCATAACCAGCTGTTGGATTATGCATAGAAGGAATTGTAAATTGAGGTACATTGTTGTAGTTTAGTTTTAAAGCGGCTACGTGCACTTGAGATATATAATTTTGATCTCGAAGATCGACAGACTGTTTATGGTAAATAACTTTACCTATCTTCCCAAAAATGTTCCATTGGTCAATTTTATTGTCCGGCAGAGTTCCTGTAAGTCCGTAGCGAAAATGTGCAGGAATTTTATCCACCACTTTGTTGATTTTGTTTCCATAACGAATTTTGTGTACCTCATCTATAACAAGTAATTTTATATCTTTTAGTAAAGATAGATCTTGTTTCTCTGAAAGTAAAATTTGTGCATTTGAAATTACTATCTTAGCATTCTTATCTGGTTCTAATGATCCAGTCCACTTGGTAATTTCTTCTTCCGGGATTCCGTACTCAAGAAAATCTGAATATGTTTGTGCAACAAGTTGAATATCGGGTACGAGTATTAAAGCTTTACTGTCATGTTGTTCTTGAATAGATTTAACTAACAGAGCAATTACTAGAGTCTTACCCGCTGAAGTAGGTAATACTATAACACCTGATTTAAATTTGAGCGCTGCAAGAATAGATTCTTCTTGATAGTCTCTTGGATCTAAATTTAACTTAGCGAGTTCTTCTTTTAAAGGGGGTATAGTAAATGCTTGAGCAAATTTAGAAGTAAGTACAGTTTCAAACTGTATATCTTGAGATTGTAAAAACTCTAAAATAGAGAATATTAATCTAGGTTCAAATCTACCTTGTGGGGTTATAGCATACTGTCTTGTTTGAGGTCTATAACCAATAGCATAACGGCGTTTGAAGACTTGTTGTTTATCTTCAACCGAAAAATGCTCTCGAATATTAGGAAGATAGTCTGAAACTATTATGCCTTTTTTGCGAGAAGTATCATAATCGAACGTTACATTTACCATTACGTTTTAAGTTGTCTCTAACTGAACTATTGATATTAGATTTTTTATGTCAAAACTTAAAGATCTAAAGTTAGCTTCAATTTTGCCCAAGTATTCTACAATGAGGTCGTGTTCGGCAATTTGACCATCAATCTTAGCAATAAGGGGGTGGTTTTGTTGAGCTTGTTCTAAAGTTTTAGGGTTAAGACCAACAGGAGATTCATGCTCGAGTTTATCAGCAATCTTTTTCTGAGCCTCTTTTCTGAGCTTTTTAAGTTTTAAAATTTCTTGTTTATGAAACATAAGTCGACCTACCCAGTAGTGACGGGTAGCAGGCAAATCCATCTGAACCTGCTTCATATTGAACTCATCTACTGTAACGTATTTTTTGATCTCTTCGTTATATTTTTCAATTAACGAAATAACTGACTGTTCTTGGTCTTCCATATTTAGTACTTCTTATAATAGCTTCTTTTAAGTAGGAAACAACTTAAATAATATATATGCAATCTTTTAAACAATTCTTTACCGAAAAAGAAGAAAAGCGTAGACTGGATTCAAAATGCTGGAAAGGTTATCGCAGATCAGGAACAAAACTTAAGGGAGATACTAGAGTAAATAAGTGTGTTAAAGTAAAATGATTAATATAGAAAAATTAATATTAGATGTTTTAAAAGAAGAAAATGTAGCTGGAGGTACTGAATCAGCTTTTGGTCCAGGGGTTCAAGCAACAGCTTCTCAAACTTCTGGAGATACCTATGCACCTGGAGATGCTCGAATACCTTATTCTATATATGGTAAAGGTAGTGTAATGACTCGTAGAGGCTTAATTAAAAGCAAGAAAAAGCGTAAAAAGAAAAAGAAACGCTAATTCTGCTTTTATGGATACCGGCCACTGGCTCATTAACGAAAATGTTAACATACATGAAGACATGTTTGGCTTTATATATGAAATAACTAATAAAGTTAACGGCAAAAAATATATTGGTAAGAAGCAATGTATTCGTAAAATTAAACGTAAACCTCTTAAAGGTAAAACCCGTAACAGAATCGATCATAAAGAATCAGATTGGAAAACCTACACTTCATCTTCTAATGATTTAAACGAAGATATTCAAAAACACGGAAAAGAAAACTTTGAATTTCGTATTTTAAAAGTCTGTGGTTCGAAATGGGAATTAGGATACGAAGAAATTAAAGAACAAATATCCCGCGACGTTCTCCGGAGAGATGATTATTATAATGGAATTATCAACGTTCGCATCGGGACTCCTCCTAAGAGCCTCCTTAAATAATACATAATGGAATTAATAGACGAAAAGAAAACTTCTGTTTTTAAGCCGGTTTCAAGATGTTTGTATTGTAATTCAACATCTTATGGTAAGGGTTGTAAGTATGCACCAAAAGGGGTACATTTTCATCCAGATGATTCTAAAAAATGTTCATACTGTGGATCGCCTTCGTATGGTCGTGGGTGTCGTTTAAATCCATTTTCAGACCTTCATTTACATGGAATAGATTATAATAAAATGTTTAATGAGTCGCTAAAAAACAAATTTTTAACACAACAGCTTAATAAATCGTTTACAGACTTTGAAGCTTACAAGCTTGGTATCATAAACGAAAAGGGTGATAAGATTAAAGAGCCAATTACTGAACAAGAAAAAGCTACTTACTCTCCAGAAACAAAAACAATTCTTAAAATTAAAAAGTATCTTGGTTCAAAGTTAGATCTTATAAATCAGACAGCAATCTTAGAAAATACAGCAAAACTTGGTTATAATAAAGACACTCATAAAACGTTTTTAGAATACGAGCAAAAAATTAATAATATTTTTGCCCAACTTCATGAAACAACCAATAATGCTATTAAAGATGGCTTGACCCTAGAGCAAATTCAAGCATTATTACAGTAATGCATTTTAAAGAATATCCGAAAACCCAAACCTGTGGTATCGATTTTTATCCATACTTTGTAGATGCTCTTAAAGAATCGTATGCATTTTGTAAAAAATATAAAATCCCTTACAGCTTCAAATCAAAAGACATTCAAAAGTTTTTTTATCATTATTGTCTTGAAAAATTTTGTTACGGGTATCAAAAATGTAATTCAAAGTATCCTAAAGCGCTTGTTGTATACCCTCTACCAAAAGAGGTAGGGTTTACAGACAAACATTTACAAAGTGTTCTCAAAGTATTACCAGTGCCTTGGGTTAAAGTTCGTCAATTTGATTCACCAGATACTGAATATGCTGTACAAAGGGCTGTAACGAATAATAAACTTATTAGCTCTAAGCTTAAAAAGTTTTTAAATAAAAATGCTCTTTATAACTTCCAAAAGAAAAATAAAAAAACTAAAACTTTTTCCCTTGGTACAGTTGATCTTTCTAACGGCACCCCTAATTAATGATAAAGAATTGTAAGCCCTTCGCCAAATAAGCCGAGAAATTTATTGTTCCTGATTAAATAATCAATATGGGTAAATTTGATCAGTTATATAACGCTTTTCTAGAACAAGAACAACCGTCAATAACAGTTTCTAAACCAGCTGCACCTTCAGCTGAAGAACTTCGTTTATTAAAACGTCTTCATAATAGTGCGTATAACCCTAGATCAGTTGTTGATCAAAAAAATCTTGGTTATTTAAGAACAGCTGGTAGATTAGCAGGTGGTTATCAAAACTTCCAAAAAATAATTCCGACAGTATATGCATTGCAGTATGCTAATACCAAACAAGGTAATGCATACAAACGTAAAGCAGAGCGAATGGGTATTAATTTTTCTGAACCTGAACAACAAGCAGTACCAGATCAGGTTCAAATAGTCCCTTCAAATAATAATCAAGATCTTGCTCCAAGCGTCGGTCAGCCAACGGGTATAACACCTGATGAATGGCAAAAAAGAAGAGCTGCCCAAACCGGTATACCGGCACCAGCTTCTAACTTAAATGCAATTGCCCAACAATTAAATGTTGATCCAAAAGCTTTAGAACAATTCGTACAACAAAATAAATTATCATAATGGATAAAGTAATTGTCAATCTTCTTAAAATACAAAACCAATTAAGAATCCTTCATTGGCAAACACTTTCCTATGCTGCTCATAAAGCTTTAGGTAATGCTTATAGTAATTTAGACGATTTAATTGATAGCTTAGTGGAAGTACATCAAGGTAAGTATGGTAGAATAATTTTCGAA